AATATTGAAATTCTTTATTCTCTCCTCTATACAGCCATTGTGATGTTGAATCACAAGTCCAAGTAGCTTGATTATTGACCTCTAAATCTCCTACAAAAATTTCACCGTCTTCCAAAGATTTAGCACGAAGTAAGTCATTTGTAAATTTACGAGACATTCCACAAGTCAAATTACATAAACCTAATCTAACAAAATATGAGGGCACACCTGTAGAGAATCCTTCCCCTTGTACTGAATAAAACGCAGAGGAGATTAATAGCTTATTTGGATCGATTTTACTCATATGATGTCGTTATAAAGTCATTGTTGTTGTGAATTTGATCCATAACAGATTCAATTGTATTTCCGCGAAAATATCTGGCACTATCCATTCCTGAAAAGAAATCAACTATGGTATCTCGATGAATGCCGAACCATTGAGATTCATAAGTATTAAACCAAAACACCCAATCATAAAGTAACTCTTTATTATTTTCCATTTTTTAATTTTTTAGATTGTTTAATTGAATTCACTTCTTTCTTTGCAATTCGAGCTTCTTCTTGTTGCTGTTTACGAGCATCACGTTCAATACGCTCAGCGTCTCGTGAATGCTTTTTCCACTCTGATTTAGGAGCGTATGTTGCTACATTTTTCTTTACTAACATTTCAGCTACTTCATCTGAAACGCGTTCATACTTACCATTCTTTAAAATTGTTTTCATAACTATTAATTTGAATTAAATTTTTCGATCGTCGTATTCTACAATACCTTTTTCTTTTGCATATTCTTCTATTTCCCAACGCCTCTCTAAATTCCAGCTATTCCATTCCTTCGTAGAGATAGAATCTTTAATGCATGTAGTATAGCAATTTGGGGTTTCATATAATGTAATCTTATGAATATTCAAATTGTTATATGATTTGAATAATACTTCCATTGCTAAAAAAATTTCTTTAGCAATATTCTCAGCAGATGGATTGCAATATTCACCAGCTCCATTCAAAGACATTAACCAAAGCTTACTTCCTAATTTTTTAGTAGTTTCTATCAAATCAATGTCTTTTGGATTGAGAATCATTCCATGATCCAAAATATCATCAATCCACTGGCAGCCAACACGCTTAATTTCTTTAAAGTCGATTGCATATCCAATATCTTCCATTTCATGGAATTCAAATTCAAGTTCATACAAATATGTATGCCCGTGCACATTAAAACATTTCATTCGTTCATTCATAACTCTATGTCCTGAATCAAATGTGCCTTTTCGTGTGATGTATTGTACTTTCATTATCGTTAATTTACTTTAATATAATATAATCAATTGAATTAAACAAGAATTCCTAACTTTTTTAAGGAATTAATTACGATACGTTCACCGTATGACATAAATTCTTCTTGTTTAGTACAACTAATTGCAATATCAACCATTTGGTTAATAAGTTGCTGTTGGTCTGTAGGTAAGCCTTGTAATGTTGAACACAACACATTTACCTGTAAATAATTTTCGGTGATTTCAGTGGGAACTGGGGTAACAGCATCCACAAACGTGCCCAAATTTCCGTTTTTTGGAGTACGTGTTTTTGTTTCTTTTGCCATAAATGTTTATTTTTAACGTTATAACTTAAATATAATATAATCTTTTGTATTTAACAAATGTATTTAGAAAATAGTTGAATGCCCCCAATTTTTGTTGAGGGCATTGCTTTATCTAATATTATTGCTCTTGAGCATAAGCATAATTTTTTCCAGGAACTTTATTTTTCAAGTCAAATCTAAATTGCCCGGATGTAATATTAGATGTATAAAAATCATCCATTCCGGTACTTATAAAACATGTACCATCATAAAAATAAATTAACCCTGCTTTACCTATACTAAATCCATCTCGTATAGATTTCAATTCTGATACAAACTTTTTCGGATCTTTAACAAATTCATAATTCAACAGTTTAGAAAACCAAATCCTTGCTTCTTTAGTTTCATTGGTAATTTTTTTACCAACTTTAATTCCAATTTCTTTACCTGTACCGGCAGCTTTTGTAATATCATCTACATCATCTTTATCAATCCAATATTGCGCATCAGTTGAAACCGTTTTAACAGCTAACCTATTAACATCCGCAGTGTCTTTTACAGACTTTGGTAAAAATTTATGTATCTCTTTGATATTTTCGTAAAAATCATTGAAAATTCTATGAGTCATTTCCACATTCGGTAATGGATTTCCTTTTGAAGTTACTCTCGGTATTCTTTCTAAAGCATCTAAAGCTTTTGTAATTTTGTCTTGTACGGTTTTATTTTCAGTTATCGAAATAACATCTTGCCGTAATTTATTATCATAATACGGAGTCACGAGGTCTGTCCAAAAACTACCCCATTTGTCGAAAAACGTAAAATTTCCAGTTAATCCATATTTAGCTGGCCTGATACTAGAATACTTCCATTTGCCTCCCGCATCTGCATTTTCTAAAGCCTTTACTTCATAATGTTTACCTTGATAATCAATATCAAATGATTCTGAAGAACCTTGAGTTACTGCATCGACTACTACCCATGATACCATTATCTCGCCAGGGCCAACTCCTTTAGGAATTATCGAAAATAAATCAAAATATATACCAGTCTTATAATTTATTTTTTTAATTGCTGATAAACTTTTTTCACTTTTAAAAATATCAGCTAATTCCTTTGCCTTTAATTTGTTAGCAGCTATATCTGATAATTTTGATGCTACAAACGAAACTACGTTAGCCTCGGGCAACAAATTCATATATTCTTCAAACTGCTCTAATTTACCTAAGGCTTGAAGTTGATTAGTTAATATCTTTAAATTTTTATATTTGTCTGTTAATGCTAATAATTTATTTTTTCCTACAAGACTTTTGTTTACTTCTTTTTTAGTAGCAGGAGCTTCTTGAATTCTTTCAAAAGGCAATTCAACGCCCATTTCATCTAAAACTTCTTGCAATTTGATACGATCATTTAAATTATTATAATCAGGGTATCCTTTATCACAGCGCCAAGCCCATTCATGTAATATCGAGTCTAAATCAGGTATGGTAGTTGGTTGTGTTGATTCTTGAATAATTACATGTTCATCAACCGATTCTGTTAAAACCTGATTTTTCGATTCGCTATTGTTTAAAATAGCATCTAAATCAATTGTGCTCATAATTAAAAATACCTCTCTTCGAAATGTAACAAATCAAGTTTAGAGCTCACATCAATTAATTGAGCCGCATTTAATAAATCTGAATATTCTGCAATAGATTCTCGTTGAATATCTACAAATTCCTGCAGGAAATTAAATGTCATTAAATGATCGGAAAATACATCAGTCGCATTTTTTTGATATTCTTCTCCTAATTTAAATTCAATTGCATACGCTTTATTAACGATGTCAATCAAACTATTAAATTTCCCGGAAAATTTAATTGCGGGTAATATCGGAGAATTATTCCAATCAACTAAATACTTTTGAAGTTTTTCTGCGTGCTCTAATTCAGCAGACGCTTCTGCAGCAAAAAACGCAGCTGCTTTTTTATAATTCACACCTGCACACCAATTTGCTGCATTGCGGTATAGATAGTGAGCAGCATATTCATCTGCTAGTCTATCATTAAGCATTTTTACGATAGGCTCAGGTAACGACTTAGGGTTTAAAATATCGTTTTGTTTTGATACGATACTTTGTGTAGTTGATTCCGGTAATTCCATTTTCTCGTTAATTTCCATATTTACAGTTAGTTAAATGATATCGATGTATAATGTTCGGAGCACTTATATGTCCGCAAACAGTGCATGTTATTTTCTTTTTTGGATACTTATAATTATCCTTGTTTGATTTAGGCTTTCGATTTTTTTGTTTCCATTCTTCAGATTTTGGTTTACGTATTTTTTGTTTCCATTCTTCAGATTTTGGTTTACCTTTACTGGCTGCAGATAACTTTATACGTGTTTCTTCGGTCACGATTTGTGTTTTACCTTTATGCGCCAATCCTATTTTTCTTTTATGATCATCCGATAATCCTAATTTTGACCGATGTATTTTTGCATCGCTATATTCTTTAGCAGATACATTAATACGCGATGCTTGTGCTTGATTTTTTTGCACACACATTGCAAAATATGCATACGCTAATTTTTGATTGTTTGGATATATTTTACATAATAACTTATGACACAAAAAATGTTCTTTTGCGGTTAAGGGAATAATATTTGGATGTTTATTATTTTTACTTTTCCAATTTGTAGATTTACCTGTTCCGCCTAAACATATTGGTAATATATGATGTCCTTCAAAATATTCTCCGTTTAGATATTTTGAATATCGAACTTCAATCTCATTATTTGCTTTATTACAAATATTATTGTATATTCTACGATAGTCCATGTAACATTTTAGGTTTTAAAACGTTTGATTGTTCATCAACTACGTTTTGTACAACTGAGTTTATTAATTCCATAATTTTTACTTTATTATAAATATCAAAAATTTATTTTTTACAGATTTAATTTCCTGAAGATCCAAATCCTCCACTACCTCTTTCTGTTGAAGATAGGTCTTCTACTTCTTCAAATTCAATAGTAGGGTAAGGAAGAATTATAATTTGCCCAACCTTATCGCCGATATTATATACTTGTGACCCGATGTCGAAGTTATGCTTGTGCAACGTTCCATTGCCTACTAATTTAAATCTAAATTCAACCTCGCCTCGATATCCTGAGTCAACAACCCCTACCGAATTTGTTAATAGTAATGATTTTTTACTATTACTTGATCTAGGAAACAACAATCCAACATATCCTTCAGGTATCTCAAATGCTAGCCCCGTTTTATAGGATACATACTCAGAGGTGTATTGAATTTCAGTAGCAGTTAAATCCATTCCTGCATCTCCCGGTTTTGCATATTTTGGAATTACCGCATTTTCATTTAGTTTTTTAATTCGTACTTTCATTGATTTTGGTATATAGTGTAAATCTATTGTTTTGTTATTTTTAATGTATTTTGGGTAAAAAGGGCAATGCCTGCATTTGCACCCGCAGCAATGGCCACGAGACAAATGCAGTTTCGCCGTAAATACTCGATATCCGTTTTCGTAATAATATAAATCACTTTCAGCAATCATATTACTTTATTTCACATCCATTTGCCCCACAGGCTACTTCTCCTTTTAAATCTGTGTTATCATCCATTTCAACAATTTTAGACAAATCAATAGTGGTCAATGATACCATCAATTCATCATATTTTTCTTGTGTACAATCTTCAAAGGGAGCTTGCACATACGTGTGATCGGAATATGGAAGTACGGATAATCCATTATAAAATTTTCGATTATCGAACATCCAATTTCCTACTACATCCCATTCATCAGATTTAACTGATATCGTAGCAGAGATGTTATGAGTATTTTGTCCGTTACGGTGCCCAGTCTTAATCCAATTGGTATAAAAACGTTTAACGCGCTCTAACAAATTCAATGCAGATTCGTGTCGCAAAATAGAACCTTCAGGTGCTTTCTGCGGAACAGAGATAATTGCAGTGTCATGAGGACGGAAATAATCATCTTCAATCAATTCAGGATGATACATTGATAAATAAGTGTAAATAGCTTCATTTTTACCTACACGAATACGACGAATATAATAGTCATTGTGCCAAGCATGAATTCCTGAAGAAGTTCCTAATACCAAACTAGAAGTTCCTGATGGTTTAATTGTTGTACATCTTGCAGAAGAATTGATTCCGATTTCACGCGCAACTCTTTCGTTAACTTGTTTAACAATTTCCGCGGCTTCTGCTAAATCGAATTGCTCTACTTTGCCAGATCCAATACCAGTCATACCTACGCCAATCAACGCATCTTTTTCGGTAGTGCGCTTCCATATTGGACGTAAATAATGGAAATCAGTGTATCCTGCTTGAAGTGTTCCTATAACTGCTGCGGCAGCCACTCGAGCATTTAAGTCTTCTTGAGTATCAACATCAGATACATTTACTTCACATAAATTACAAAATTGAAATGGTCTTAATGCAATTTCACAATTATGTGCTAGAATCCCATTTGCGAAGAAATTGTGATTATCCTCGACTTCGATGTCATAAACATCTTTTTTTACATTTAAAATTTCGATTGTTATTAATTTTGCCATGATATTAAGTTATATTTTTTTAAAGTTTTTAAGCTGATTCCTTTATTCTTAGGTATAATAGAATCAGATTTAGCTAATTGTATATACCGATCCAAATCAGAAGTCAAATCAGCCATTGTTATATTATAATGAGTGCATATTTTATTACACCATGTATTTAATTGATTTGCATATGATTTAGAAGATGAATGTTTTCCATACCCATCGATATTTTGTCGATTCCATCTACGCATACAAAGTCCCGAGCAAAGTCCATGTCCTTTTAATTTTTGTATAAACAACTTCGAACAAAATATACATTGTTTTTCGACACTCGGATTCTTACGTAAAGATTCTTGTTTACGTAAATCAGAGATTTCTTTTTTACGTAATATTCCGCGAGGCGATTCCCAGAAATTCTTCTGGGATATAGAACATTTAATTTTATATTCAGGGTCGGAATTCCTATCTTTGCATTTTTTGCCTATTAAAGACTTGGTAGATTCGCTATGGAGTTTACCATACATTGGATTATTCTCACCTCTTGAATCGGGTACGAAATCATATTCACGTATTGATTTTTCAATCCACTGGGCTATCTTATTTGATAAATTATACGTAGTTATTAAAGCTTGATATTTCCAAACAGCATCATAGTCAATACCAATAGAATTAAAATACTCTTTATACATATTTAAGTAATTTATTGCAATTTGCTTGTCGTCTAATCCTTTAGTTTCAACTATTTTTAATATTTTTTGGTAAGTTGGATCGAAAATAAAAAAGTCAGGTTTATATGTTTTCCCGTTAATTGTGTATCGGACACATTCCATTTTATACGGAATTTTTTCTGCATCTAATACACAAGCATATATAAATTCACATTTACTTCGAAGAAATACTTTAATACCATCCCAGGTTGTATGATACCCAATATATCCTCTATTTATTCCAGATCCGACTTTTACTTTACCTCCTGCCATATAATTAATTTTAGTGAAATACCATTATATTAATATATATGATATTTCACTAAAAATCGATGAGTTTTGCAAAATTAATTTATTGAATGGTATACAATAATATCATCTTCAGATGTTAAATCCTTACATTCAACCCATCCTCTATTACGAGTCATAAATTTATGGTCAGTAGTGCATTCAACTGTATATAATATACCGTTCTCTTCTATCGTCATTTTAACAATTGTTGCATTTTCTTTTGTTAGTTGACCTGCAAGAACTGTCTTAATTTCGATTTGATTTGTATCCTCATTAAATGTTTTAACATTACAAGTCTTACCTGCATTCACTATATCAACAATTTCTTTGATCGTTTTGACTCCATCGTCTGTTAATACTTGTGTATCAGATACAAAACAACAAGGGTTGGTTCCCCAATCTTTATCATTAGAAAAATAAATTCCTGGCTCGCCAGCTCCAGACGCCTCAATCTTCTTCCAAAGTGACATAAAAAATTCTTTGGTAATTTTATTACGAAGAAGCACTGCTGAATTGTTAGCGCGGCCTCTTTGCGGGTTTAGTTCCCACCATGGGCCGGACTTACAAGCAATCATATCTTCATCGTCCGCAGAGAATAATGAAATCAATGCAGCTCGTCTAATACCTCCTGCCAATACTGCGTCCGCAATATGACATATCATATCGTGTACTTCAATTGGGGTTAATTTTTCGTTATTTTGTTTAGAATCTAAAATGCCTTGCAGTTTAACTAAACATTCCTTTAAAGGTTGTGGCCCAGGAGCCTTCCCACCGGAAGTAACCAGTCTCGTACCTTTTAGTCGAATATCCGAAAAGTCGAAGTTAATTGTCGCTCCGCCATGAAAATATGACTTAACTAACATTTTAACTGCATCCGCCCATCCTTCAATTGAATCACTAATCAAATATCTACGAGCCTTTTTAGGGTCTGGTTTGATAATTTCAGGAAGCGAATCTACGTGATGTTGTTGTACTGAATAACCTACGCCAGTGCCGCCTAAAAGAAGAAACATTGTTTCTCCAAATGCACGCCAATCATCAATTGGGAGGTATGCGCAATTATAAATTCTATTAGGAGAAATTTCAATTGGCTTTCCGCCAAATTGCAAAGATCTCATTGAGGGAAGGATTTTTTTACTGTAAACAAATTGATACACAGATTCAATTACGTCTGCAAGGCGCGGATACTTCTTGATGTGCATTTCTTTGTTACGTGTAACGAGCTCTTCCCATGTTTCTCGCCGTGCAAGTGCCTGAGAATATTGGGCATACTTCATGTAAGTGGTAATTTCCGATAAAATTTTGTTTGATAATTTCATAATTTATTTTTTAAAAATTGTTTATATCGCCCGGGGTTTAATATATATCATTATCCTAAAGAATTACCACTAATTTCTTGATATTTCTGTAATAAAGATTTCTTCAATAATGAATCTCCGGACTCCATTTCTTTCTTAGTAGCTTTTCCTTGTACTGAAGTCTCTTCGAAAATCTCCATACGTCCATTGCTCATATTAATTCTACTAGGCAATGTAATACCATCAGGACCAAATCGATTTTTAATTACGAAAAATCTACCTGTTCCGGCAATTTTATCTGTTACCTTTCTTGAAAGTGAAATAATAAAATCTGCAACCATGATTTTAGCAAAAGACGAAGCAATTTGATCGCCCGTTACAATATCAGAATCTGCGGAACTTCTATTCGACTGACTTGCAGAAAATACAGGTATTTCATATTCTCCGGCTAAACCACGAAGTTCTTCATAAATAATTTCCAAATCTTCGTGTAGCTTTTCACGTGTACGAGATGTTCCTCGCAATAAATCGGCATAGTCAATAATAACAATATCCGGTTTAGTTCCTAATAAAATCATTTGGTCTAAATGAGCTTTCAATGTATTAACTGAAGCCGATTTAGTAGGATAATATTTAATAGTTAGATTTCCCGTTACCTTTTTCTGTAATTCCTGTTCCACTTCATCTAAATTGTATTTTAAATTTTGTGTTGCAATTCCAGTAATAATAGCATCATATCTTTGAGCTGTATATGCTTCTGAAAGTTCCATTGTATAATGTACTACATTCAATCCTTTTTGGGCTCCTTGTGCACCGATATTCATTAATGCAGTCGACTTGCCTATACCCGGGGGGGCGACGAATAAAATTAATTCGCCTTTCCCAAATCCGCCGGCTGCTAATTCATTGATCAATGGCCATGGCGTTGGAATAGTGTTACGTACATTTTCTGTATATCTTTCGATAATGCCTTCCATTAAATTATACCCAACATTTCTTTCATGTCCAGCTTTTAATGCAGTGTCAATAGTCTTTTTAATCGACTCATAATCGCCTTGTCGTAATAAATCTGCTGAATCTAAAATTGCTTTTTTCAAACATTGATTTCTGCAAAACGATATCGTTTCTTCTTTAACGAAGACTAAATCTTCTGATTTAGCCAATCGATAAACTTCTTTTAAAGTTTCGATTACAGTCGATTTAAGAATTTCTTTATCGACTTCTTGTAATTTAATTTTAAATACATCCAAAGTC